GTTTGCGGTCACATTCTGTGACCGCAATATCAGTCGCGGGGGCGGTAGTTCTCCATCCCCTTCGCGGCGCGGGCGATGCGCTCCTCGACCATGCCCAGCAACTCGCCCAGCTCGGCAGGGCCGACCAGATCGAATTGCTGACGGCACTGGCCGACCTCGTTGACCAGATCGGCGAGGCCGCGCAGCGCAAGAGCCCCGGATTGGTAGACCACATTGACCGACCAAAGCGGATATTTCGTCGTCCCGAAGCTTGAACCAAAAATCGTCCGGAAAGCGGTCCGGGTTGCGCCGAAACTGCTTCAAAGATCAGGCGTTGAAGGGACCGGTTCATGACGCGGCCCCCCCGTGACAGAGGGGCCGCGCGGGTTTGCGGTCACATTCTGTGACCGCAATATCAGTCGCGGGGGCGGTAGTTCTCCATCCCCTTCGCGGCGCGGGCGATGCGCTCCTCGACCATGCCGAGCAACTCGCCCAGCTCGGCAGGGCCGACCAGATCGAATTGCTGACGGCACTGGCCGACCTCGTTGACCAGATCGGCGAGGCCGCGCAGCGCAAGAGCCCCGGAAACGATCTCGTCGCGCGGATCAGGCATTGCCCACCTCGCTGTCCGGCAGCTTGATGAACTCCGCGACCTGATCCGCGCGTTCCGCGATCAGTTCCGGCGTGCCCATTTCGAACCGGATCGTATCCCGCAACATGCTGAGCAAGACGATCTTCGCAATGTCGAGAGTGTGACCCTCGAATTGCCGCGCGACGGCCTCTTTGCAGGCAACGAGGTCTTGAAACGTGTCTTTCATCGCTCAGCCCTCCAGCCCGAGGCGCATCTGGCGGGTATCCTCGATCTCCGCCGCGATGCTGTTGGCCTTCCGTTGCAGATCGAGCAGAATGTAGAGCGGCGGCACCAGAGCATCCGGCGCGATATACCCGCGCAGGCGCATCGCCTCGATCTCGGCGGTCAGCGCCCGGTGCGAATGCTGCCAGCGCCCGTAGAGTTGCAGGTAGCTGTCGCCGACCTCCGCCGCCGCCGCGATACGCTGCCGGATCGCCTTCTTGCCGATACACTCCTGCCGGTCGATCGCCATCTCGCGCCGCAACGCCGCCTCGCGGGCATGATAGGAGTTGAAGATCGTATCGACCAAGCTGATACGCGCCGGAATTACATCCGGCCCGGTCATCAGGCTCAACAGCAATACAGCACCTCTTTCCGTGATAGCGACCTGCTCCAGATCGGTGCGCTTTCCACGTGAAGTGCGGACGTGGTGTCCGAACCTCGTAGAAAACTCGGCTTCCGAAAGCGTGAAGTAATAGCCTTCCGGAAATTGGCCTCGATGTCGCCGGAACGCCTTTTGAACTGTGTCCAGTTTGATGCCGACCACATCCGCAATCTCGCGGATCAGCATGAAGGGCGGACGGTCCGGCAGATCGTGGATCTCGGACCGCCCGATATTGGCGGGTAGGGTAATGTCTGTCTGAGACATGGCTTATCGCTCCTTCGGTTACGGGGGGCACACAGCCCCCGGGTGTTAGCAAGACCGCCGAAGGCCGATCCCCACATGCCTTTAGGCCGAAGCCCTGGACATTCGCATGCGGCACCCGGAGTAAGATCGTCTCATGTGAGACGCCGTGTCGGGGCGTAACCGCCTTCGGTGTCTTGGTTCGGGCGCTTGCTACGGCACTACCGAACGCCACCAAGATGCAGCGGTTCGCTCTGATTGTCAATTGCGGGGCTTCGACCCCCCCGACCGGGCCGGGGAGCGTGCGGGGGATCACACTGCTCAAGCCCGCCGCTCGACCCGGCCAGTCAAAGGATTTCACGCTGTCAAAGAGCGCGGGGCAAATCATTGCCCCGGACGAGCAGCATAGCCCGCGCGCATGGCGTCTGGGAATGCGGCTCGTCATCTCCTCACACCTTCGCCAGGTCGAGCGGGATCGACTGCCAGGGCGCGTCGTGCGCCTCGCGGTGCCAGCAGCGCACATAGGTCCTGGAGCCCACCACGCGCATTGCGTCGCGGATCGCATCCTGCCCGCGCCGCCAGCGCGGATCGCTGCTCTCGCGGCGCAAGAGCACGAACATCAGCGCGCGGTTGATCTGGCCTTCCTTGTCGGTGTTGAACGCATCCGAGACCAGCCCGCGCAGCTCCGCGCGCGCATCGGCAGACCATTCGTTCAGGCACTCATCGAAGAGCGCCTTGGCGGTCTGCAACTCGGGGCCGAAGTCGATCCGGTCCGATACGCGCACCTCGACCTTGTAGAGCTGATCGACGGTCATCAGGGTCTTGTTGCCTTTCTTGCCGCCGACGCGGGCCCCGTATTCCTGCTCGAGGATCGCCTCGAAATCCGAGATGTCGTCGAAGGTGTGTTCCTTGAACCGCGCGATCTGCGCCGAAAGCGGCAGCGCGTAACCCACGATCTTGCGGGCGGTCTCGTCTTCGAGCAGGTGCTGCGGCTTGATCGTCTCGACCGGCTGCCAGCCGCCGCGACCGTCGCCCATGTAGCTGTGACCGTCGATCTCGCGGCGACCGTCGGGCATGGGGTGAGGGGTGAACTCAGACATTGTCATCTCCTGTTGAAGGGGTGGTTGAAGGGGGCTTTGATCCCACGCCGTGCAGCGCGCAGACGCCCGCCATGGCGGCGATCTCGTCCATCGAGCAGAGCGTGGTGCCTCTGGGCCCGAGCAGATCCACCTTGGCCACGCCCGAGGCGGCAAGGCGGATCATCTGATCATAGCTCCAGCGCGGGATGTCGGGGGTGGTCATAGCCTCGGCTCCTTGTCGTCGATGATGGCGTCAACCAGCCGGTCGCGGGCGACGATCTGGAGGATCTGGACCGAGAGCGCCTTCACGCTCATCTGCCGGGCGGCGGCATAGGGAGCCAGGGCCGCGCGCACCTCGCCGCTGAGCCGCGTCAGCCGAGCGCCTTGCGGGGCGTTTGACGGCCCCATTTTGATGCGCGGAAACTCGGCTCCGTTGCGGCGCAGATAGGCCAGCACGCTGTGCACCCGGTTCGGCGTGACACCGATGCGCCGCGCGATCTCGCTTGCGGGGACCGCCTGCCCGGCAAGCGCGCTCACCACCGCATCAAGGCTGTCATCACGTCGCATCATGCCCTCCCTTGTGAACGGGGCAGCGGTTGCAGGCCCGATACATGGTCACATACTGGGCATTGACGTTCTCGAAATGCCCGGCGCGCCCGCGCCACTTGCGGCAGACATGCGTGCCGATCTCGCCCAGCACCGGGCAGGCGAGGCGGCCCGACATGAACGTGCCGCGCACGATATCCTCCACCGCGCTGGTATCCGCCGGATAGCGGTTGCGCAGGATGTTCGACACCAGGCTCGCGCTGCGCTCCAGCCGCAGCGCCACCTTGTTCTGGCTGGTCTCGTCGCAGGCCCGCGCCAGCGCCTCGACCCAATCGGGGATCGCCTCACCCCAGAACTCGCGGGCCGTCTCGACGGCGCTCATGCCGCACCACCTTTCGAGGGGGCGAAGGCACCGGTGTTCGGATCGAGGATACCCGCGAGCCGGACCGGCCTGGGCGGGCGCGGGCCGCTGTCATCGATCAGCTGATAGATCGCCTCGCGGCGGCCCGGCACGGCGGTCTGCCGCGCCTTGAGGTGACCCGAGCCGATCAACTGGCGGCAATAGGCGCGCGCCTTCTCGACCGTCACCTCAACGCCGCCCGCATTGGCATGTGCGGCGATGTCCGTGGGGCTGAACTGCCGCAGATGCCGCATCGCGCGCCACATGTTGCCCTCCGGCGTCGCCTTGCCGCATACGGGCTCCGGCATCGCTGCGGGCTTGTGCGAGGGCCGCCAGAACTTCTTGTTGTTGTCTCCGATCCGCGAGACGCAAATACGGCCATCCTCGCGCCAGAAACGGATATAACGGATTGCCGTCTGCTCGGTGCAGCCCCGGCGCGCCACGTCACGGAAGTCGAATTCGTCCAGATCCCGGACCTGCTCCCACATCCTGTCGAACAGTTCGCTCATTTGCGCACCGCCTTGGCTTCAGCCGCAAGCGGGATCACCGTCTCGGCACGCCCGGGGCGCGCCGCGGGTCGGAAATCCTCGACGCGCCGCACGGTCGGCGGCTGACCGGTCGTGAAGGGACGCGTGCTCCAGAGATCGAGATCGGCGCTCCTCCGGCCGCGCCCCTTGGCCAGCTCGCGCGCCGACGCGAGATTGGTCGCCACCCGCCGGATCGACCCCGCCGAGGCATCGACGATCGCGGCCAGCAGGTCATCGGCCACCTCGACGCCGGCCGCATAGATCGGCACGAGCTTTGCCGCGTCCGACATGTTGCAGGCCAGCGCGGGCTCCCACGCCAACTGCCGGTTATGGATGTGCTCCCAGCGGGTCAGGTCCTGCGGCAGCTTCTCCTCGCCTACGAGGATCACCGGGGCCTGGCAGCTCTCGTAGATGTCGCACGCAAGCTCGATCATCCGCTTGCGCAACAGATACTGCGCGTCGTCGATGATCAGCGGACGGTCGCTGCGCGCCAGCTGCGCGCCGATCGCATCGACCATCGCGGCCACGCTGCGCACCGGCGGCAGGCCGATCTCGCGCAGGATCGCCTGCGCGAAATAGGTGGGCGTCCAGCAACCCTTGACCTGCACGACATGCGCCTGATACTCGTTCGCCGCCACCGTCACGGCGGTAGTCTTGCCCCAGCCCGACGGGCCGTAGAACGTCGCCATTCCGGGCAGGCCGAAGGCGCGGGACTGCACCCGCTCGACCAGACCGATCAGGGCCGCGACATTGCGCAGGGGGGCGATGGATGGTGTCATGCTGCTCTCCTTTTCTTGTTACTCTCGGGCCCCAAAGCTGCGCGCCATGCGCAGATGGGCCCGGTATTCCGCCGAGGATTGGTAATCGCGCAGCCACTCGTCCTGCGCCTGCGTCAGCGCCTCGCCCTCGCCCTGCGCGCGCTCCAGCGCCATCGCGCGGGCAAAGCGCTCTTCGGGCTCATGGGCCTCTCGGGGCTGCGCGCGATGCTCTTCCAGCCGCATCAACTGCGCCTCCAGCGCCGCCTCGCGCGCCTCATCCGCCGCCTGCGCCGCCCGCCGCTTCGGCGCGGCCTTGTGGGGCACCACCAGCTGATGCACCTGCGCCTCGGGCAAGGGCGCGCCGGGGGCAAGCGCCCCGGTCCCGCGCATCCGCGCCGCGATCTCAGCCGCGCTCAGCTCGCGCGCGGCCACGGCCTCGGCCTTCTGCGCCTTGACCCACGCGCCACGCTTGCGGTTGTGGTCGCGCGCGTGATCGACGCTCAGGAACGGGGCGGCCTCGCGGCACTCGGCATGGCCCAGGTAACGGCCCTTGAGGTCGTAAATCTCCAGCCCGGCCGCCAGATCGTCGGCATCGAACCGCGCGACAACCCGCTCGCCCGCGATCCGATACATCCACTCCGACCAGTAGCGCGACCCGTAGAGCTTCAGCTCGCCATTGTCCTTTTTCGCGCGCACACCCTCGGCCCGCATCAGGAACAGGCGCAGCTGCTCGTCGCTCGCGCGCCGGATCGTCGCCTTCGCATACCCTTCGTTGAAAATCTCATCGAACGACCGGCCCATCGCCACCTCGCTATTACGACCCGGCCGCGCATTGTGATGCGCCATCTCCTCCTCCATCACCGCCTTGAAATCCTCCAGCGGGATGGCACGGCTGCCGTAATCCTCGGGCTTGGCGGTGGGGTTGTTGCCGGTATAGGCCCCGTCGAACGCGGGATGCTTGGCCACCCGGTCGCAGAGGTCGCGAAACGCACGCTCGATGGGCTTGGATTGCCCGGCATAGGGCGTGGCCCAATGGATCTCGATACCCAATAGCGGCAACAGGCCGGGAATGTCCTCATCCCTGATCTTGAAGCGGAACCGGCTCGGCGCGCCGCCCGTCATCGCCTTGGCAGCGAATTCGCGGCCATTATCCATCAGCGCCGCCTGCGGCACGCCCCATTTGCGGATAAGATCGCCGGTCACCAGCTGCACCGTGTGGCTGTTTGCCGTGTCCGATAGCCGCCACGCCAAGAGCTTGCCCGAATAGACATCCGACCAGACCATCAATTGCGGACGCACCGGTGTCTCGACGCCCGGCCACTGCACAAACACGTCGAACTTGTGATAATCGCCCTGGATGCACTCCATCGGGACCATGAACGCCTTGCTGCGGACCTGCGCCGGGTAGAACCTCTTGAGCGCCTCCGCCCCTTTACGAAGGAAAACCTCGGTCGGACGCGACACCTCGGCCCTGATCCGCCGCCGCACCTGGTGCAAGGGCGGTACCGGGCTGTTGCGCTTCTCGGCCACCCAGACGCGGGCGGCGCGGTCATAGCAGCTCGTGAGGCTCGGCTGCGACAAGCGCAGCCAGTCGCTGCGCACAAGCGCGATGAAGGCATCATCCAGCTCGACCCGCGCCACGCCACTGCGGCGCACCGCCCGCCCGTCGATCAGATAGGCCAACCGGTCCGGGGCCGGAACACCCTCGATCATCCGCAGCCAGCTCCATATCGTCGTCGCCGCGCAGCCCTCTTTCCGGGCAATCTCGTATACCGCCAACGACCGCGTCAGCCCCGCCGCCTCCAGCGCCTCAACCTCGCAAAGCGCCCCCAGCCGCCGCTCCGCCTCGGCCCGCGACTTGTCACTCGCCGCGTCATACCGCGCCCAGGCATCGTCAGTCCCTCGCTGAACGCGAGGAGGTTTTGCCAGGTCCACGCCAAGTCGAAGTCGCGCGCGCAAGGGCAGGACGCTCCAGTGATACTCGACCCCGCCGCCCGCGCCGCGCCTGCGCCGCACCTTGCCCGCCACCATGGCCCAGCCCTCACGCTGCGCCAGATCGTTGACGCGGCGCTTTGTGCCGGGCACGTCCGGCAGACCGGACGCGGCCAGCTCGGCCGCACTCCACCATTCCTGCGCAGTGGCGTGATCGCTCATGCGGCGTCCTCCTCGTCAGAAAGGAAACGGAGCAGACCCTCGATCTCTGCGGCATTGTCGGCGACGAATTTCCGGCGCGCGTGCAGACCGGCCCGGCTCCACGCATCGCGCAGCCGCGCCAGGTCCCGATCCGTCTCACTCAGCGGGGCCGGGACCTCGCCCCGCGCGGCCCGGTAGGCACGGCGCGCGGCCTTGACCGTCGCCGCCTTGCCTTCCGCCAGCGCCTCGATCACGAAACTGCGCTCTTCGCGCTCACCGATCTTGCCGACCCCGATCAGGTCCATCACGCCGACCTGACGTTTCGCGCTGCGCAGCGCCTCGGCCTCGGGCCTGTCCAAGAGCAGACCGGCCCGCACGTAGTTGCGGATATGCCGCTCAGACAGATCAAGATGTTCCTGAACGCTCTTGGCAAACGATACGACGGAAATCGTTTCCGCCGTATCCCAGCGCTTGGCAATCAGCGCCGCGCCCGTCGCGGCGCGGGCCTCTGGATGCAATGCCTCATAGCTGCGCTTGCGCTCGGCAAGAAACATCGCCAGATCGACCGGGATCAGCGGCGCACCGGCAAGATTGCTGTCGATCTCGATCAGCCGCGCCTCGGCATCGTTGCAGCGCACCAACCTCACATGGATGCTTTTATAGCCCATCTCGCGCATCGCCGTCAGGCGGTGCAGGCCATCCAGAAGGTAATCACCGTCGCGCTTGCGCCGCACATTGATGTTCTGCAGCTGTCCCTGTTCGAAAAGCGATGATTTCATCGCTTCCACCGTCGCTCGGCTCACACCTCGCAACCGGTCCTCGACAAGGATCGCATCCACCGGCAATTCAGTGACAGACGAGATATGTTCAATCATTCCGGGGCCTTCACCATTGTATACCGGCAAATGAGCCGGTCCTTCTTGCGCTCGCGGGTGCAGTGGATCACCGCCCCGTTCGCCCGCAGTTCCGCGATGCAGCTGTTGACCGCCACCACATGCGCCTCCCGCACGATCTCGCGCGTGGTATGGGCCCGCCCGTCCCTCAGGACCGACAGAACCCGTTGCAGGCGCGGCGAGGTGAGCGGTGCGTGATGCATCAGCCCAGCATCCTTGCATCGAGGCCGGATTTCCGCTCCCGGCACCGGTTGCACATCCGGTGCCCGAAGCATTCCGACCAGAACCGCGCGCCGCAGCTCAGGCAGGCCCGCTCGCGCGCCTGACCTTCCCGCCGCGCGGCCTCCTCCATCAGGTCCATCTGCCGCAAGGCAAGCTCTCGGTGACTGTAGGCGCGGGTCTTGCGCACCTTTCCGTCGAACACGGCATATCCGGTGCCCCAGCGGGCGACGTGAAGGGCCATCGCGCTCACCCTCCCAAGCTCGCGACGACGAACAGCGCCACGAAGAGCGCCACGCCCCCCAGCACATCGCCGATGATGGAAAGGACGCCGCGACCGGGGCCTTGCGGCCTCGCACGGTCGCGGCGCAGTGCCCGCGCGCCATAGAGGCGTCTGCTCGCGCGGGGGTTCGAATGCGTGTTCAAAGGGGCCTTCACCGGTGCACCCTCCGCGCGTCATTCTCACGGATGAACTCTTCGCGGCGGATCGCCAGGTGCTGCTCCTCGGCCAGGCGGCTCAGCCGCATCAGCGACAGCGCGCAGCACGGACTGTCGATATCGCGCACCAGCTGCAACGCCAGCGCCACCCGCATCGCCTGCGGCATAAGCTCGATTTCCGATTGCAACTGCCCCGCACCGGGCACCAGATCACGGATTTTCATGGCTCTCTCCTTGATAGATCACCGGCACGGGCCGCAGCACCGACACCACCAGCACCGACGCCACCCCGGCCCAGAACAGCCCCGCCAGCACCATCGCCAGCCCAAGGCCGCTGCCCGGTGGCAACCGCCCCTCCGGGTCCCGCCGCCCGCTCATGACAGCACCCCCGATGCACGGGCGAGGCTAGACACCCCGCCCGCGCGCGCCCTACCATCGCAAGGGTCAACAAACCGATGGAGGGAACCGATGACCAAAGACCCCGAAGCCGAGATCAAATGGCTGAAGGCGCAGATCCAAGCCCTACGCATGACCGTTGTCTTTCTTGTCAGCGCGATGGATGGGGTCGGTGCCGGTGGCAATGCCGATCACATAGTGGTGCAGCTTCTGGCACAGAAGAAGAACGCGGACGGCAAAGACGCGCTGACGGCCTTCGCCCTCGACGACATCATCAACATGATCGACACGCTGCGGGAGCCGTGAAGTCTCGCGTTCACGCTCGATCCGCCGCGCCGCTTCAAGATCGACAAACCCGGCCCTGTCCAACCCGAGTTCCTCGCGTGCGGGGGCGCGCGCTGGGCACACCTCCGGGAGAGCGACACTGACATGCTCGCCGCAGCGCAGGCAGTAGACCCGTTTGCTGCCCGGCCCATGCACCTCCATCTGGCAGGGCTGCGCCGTGCGGCGGGCCTCCTCGCCGATGCGAACGGCACCAGCGTCGAGCTTCTTCACGGACCGCAGCTCAGGGCAGATCATCAGGGCAAGGCGACGGCGAAGGCTCATGCCGGGTCCTCCTGATTGGGGTTGCGCTCGCCGAAAAAGACGAAGTTCCAGTCAATTTCGGGAAAGAGATGATCCAGCCGCTCGCCATCGCGCAGCCGTGCCCAGATACGCCCGATCTCGGGCCTGCTGATCCCCCGCCGGTCACCTTCCTCTTCAAGACGCTCACGGCGCGTCGGGAGGCAGGCATTCCACTTGTTGAATAGTCGTCGAGCAAGATCCACACCCGCCCAGAAACCTGCCTTGTAGTCGCGGGATCGGCGTAACGCCTGCGCCTCGGACGCGTCGGTCCGAACTGAGCGGAACACCGGCGTGACATCACAGGTTTCCGGGGTAAGCTCCGGGCACAACAACAGCGCAAGGCGACGGCGAAGGCTCATGCCGCGTCCTCCGCGTCACCGGACGGGCGACGGATGCTATCCGGCCACGCATGACCGGAACCGTCCGGCCAAAGGTCCGAACAGCGTTGGATGATGACCTTGGCGCGGCGCAGGGTGATCCCCACGCCAGCATCAAGACGGGCCACCGTATCGCCGCTACCGCTGGCCATACGGGAGGCATAGGTGACCTCCCAATCGCGGGCTTTTGCCAGCGCGATGATCAGGTCTCTTATTTGGTGCTCGCTCAACATGCACCCATTTGTGCACAATCATGGATGCACATGCAAGCACAAATGCGGACAGATGGAAAATATTGGACGGGAACGCGTTTTTTGTGTAGTGCACGATTGTGCACACCGATCCATCATATGTCCTGCTTGAGGAGATAAAGGCCCGCCTAGAAAGGGACGGACTGTCCCATCGCGGCCTCGAAAACCGCCTTGGACTTCGGCGGAATTTCCTCAAGGGAATACTCGACAAGGAAACTCGGACGCCGAGCGTTGATAACGCCAAGAAGATCGCAGAGGCCCTTGGCCTCGAATTCTACCTCGGCCCGCCGCGCGAAACCGGCCCTGTATATGATGTGTCGCTCGACGGCTCCGAGTATGCCGCCATCCGCCGCATCGACGCCCGCCTTGCCGCCGGGGCGGGCGCGGTGAATGACCAGGTCGAGCACTCCGACGCGCTGGCCTTCCGCCGCGACTGGCTGCGCGAACGTGCCATCTCCCCCGATCAGGCCTGCCTCCTGACCGTCACCGGCGACAGCATGGCCCCCACGCTCCATGACGGCGATCTCGTGATGATCGACCGGCGCCGCCGCGAGGTCCGCAACCGCCGCGTCTATGCCCTCATCGACACCGACGGACATTCCCGCGTCAAACGCCTCGACCTGATCCCCGATCAGCTCCTCATCCTCACTTCCGACAACCCCGCCCACCCCGCCGAGACCCGCCAGGGCGACGACATGAACCGCCTGAACATCCTGGGCGAGATTGTCTGGTCGGCGCATAGCTGGTGATCGGCGCGCGCGCGTAACTTCATCTTAAGCAGGAGATTTCGATATGGTAGACCGTAAGGCACCACCCACGCGCCCCGCCCCTGTGCGCGACCCGCGCAACGACGCGATAGAGTATAGCGAGGGCAAGCGGAACGGCCTCAACGTCTCACCCACGCGCCCCGCCCCCGCGCGCAAACCCGACAAGGGGCAGGACGAAAACGAAGGATAGGACCATGCCCATCGACGCCGAGCACCACGATCTGACCTGCCACCTGCAACGCTCGATCCGCTATCACCGCCTGCGCGAACGCTTCTTCGAGGGCTGGTCGAACCGGGTATCCTTCCTCTCGCTCGTCTCCGGATCGTCGGTCGTGGTCGCCCTTCTGGCGCAGTGGGCCGATTGGATCCCGCTTGTCGCGGGCGCATCCGTCGCCGCCTTGCAGGCGCTCGATCAGGTCGCCCGCCTTTCGGCCAAGGCGCGCCAGCACAGCAGCCTCGCCGGTGAGTTCCTGTCGCTCGAACGCATCCTCGCCATGCGCGCCGATCCCACCGCCGACGACCTGCGCGAGCTGCGCGCCGAGATACTCTCGATCGAGGCCCGCGAGCCGCCGATCCGCCGCTATCTCGACCTCATCTGCCACAATCAGGTGGCCCGCGCCATCGGCTCCGACGACATCGAAAAGCTGTCCTGGTGGCAGCGCCTTTTTGCCCAATACCTGCCCGGCGACACCGCCCTCCAACGCTGAGATTTGCCCGAAAAAATGCGCCCACTTCTCTGGTCGGAAATGCAGGTCGTCGGCAAGGCTACGCCGTTGATCTTCAACGCAAAAACATGGAAGTGGGCGGATTTCTGAGAACTGGGCGCGAACCCGCCCAGTTCAGGACGCTCCCTGACCCGGTTTTCCACTCCGAAATGCGCCTCGAATTTGCGTTTAAACCCTGTTTTAATGGGGTTTGACGCATCGCGCGCCTCGTTGACCCTCAACCCGCCTCACAACCCTCAAACCGCCCAGATCGGTCATTTTTCCCGATCCACTGCGGACTTCACCCAGCGCACTCCCTGGCGCTCTCTCACGTCCATACTCCCCTTATTTTACTGCCCCATCCGGCAAAGGCCGACCTCTTCGGGGCTTATCCGGAAACACTTCGGAATAGAGTGTCACACAACA